CTATTGTGCCATCAATACTTAAGACAACTTCTTCTCCTATTTCTGGTTCGTAAGTATGAGTCCCATATTTCAATATTTGAAATTTCAAGACATCTCTAATCTCGTTTATATTGTCTTCCTTTGTTAAACTATTAAGAACAAGGTCGTCAGTTCTATCAAAGGTATTTATTAATAATTCAACTACCATAATTTATTATTCCTTTTTATTTTTTCTACTATAACATCGCCAATCTCCTCAGCCACTGTTTCTGAAAGGAAATATCCGCCATTTATAATCACAGTGATTCCTCCAAATCCTCCTTTCCTAAGAGGGATAACTGCTTCCGCACCTGATTCTCCTAAAAGTCCGAGAGTGGGTCTGGTTACTATTCCACCTTCTTGAAATGGAAGAATTTTGCTTATTCCAGCTCCTATCTTGCTTCCGATATTACTTACTTTTTCTGAAACGCTTGAAATAGCACTTTTTACGCTATTAACTATTCCCATTATTCTGTCGTAAGCAGTAGTGAAAATTTTTGTTATATCATCCCATATTCCTTGAAAGAAATCTTTGATGCTATTCCATACTTTAAATGTTTCTTCTTTTATAATTCCCCATGTCCATAAAATTGTATCCTTAAATTCTTTCCATTTGACTATCCATAAAGTTATAACCGCAATGATAGCTGCGATCGCCAATACAATTGGATTAGCAAGCAGAAACGAGAATGCTGTTCCCAAAAGAGTTATTCCGGCGATTATATTTGGAAGGATCAATCCCAATGTTCCCAATACTATTAATAAACCACTAATAGCTAAGGCAACTCCTGTTATCTTTAAAGTTAATTCTGGATTTTTATCTATCCAATCTTTAACTTGTGAAATGACGGGAGTTATTTTATCTAATACTTCTTTTAGTATCGGAAGAAATACTTCAGCGATTGTCATTTGAACTCCCGTGAAGCTTCCTTTTAGTTTCGTTAATTGGTCATGGAAAGCAGCAGCTTTTTGTGCACCTGCTTCGTCAAATGTTATTCCCAATTCTTCTGCCTCGGCTCTCATTTTTGCTATCCCTTCTGATCCTGCCTCAAACAAAGGAAGAAGATTAGTTCCTTGCCTTCCGAATATTTCTAACGCCATTGCCGATCTGGTCATTGGTTCGTCAATCCCTGCAATTCCTTCAGCTAACTTCCAAAATGTTTCTTCGGGAGAAAGTCCTTTTAAATCTTCCATTGTTAAACCAAGCTTGGCGAGAGAGGTTGCCGACTTAAGAGTGGGTTCTTCTATTGAAATAATAGCATTCTTTGCTTTGGATAATTCTTCTTCTAATTTAGTTATTTTATCTATCTGTTTTGACACAGCTTTTTCATTGACATCTTGAGCTCCAGTTAGTTCTGCTAATTTAATTCTGGCATCGTCTAATGTCTCAGACAATTTACTAACCTTTTCTGCAGCTCCCTGAGCTTTTACCGTGAATTGATCGCTCATTGTCTTTCCTGCTTTCTTGATTTCATCATTAGCATTATCAATAAACTTGCTCATTGTTTTGGTCGCCAATTCTAACGATTCCAATGATGCTCCCGATAATTGAGCAGCATATCTTAATTCCGATAACGCCTTAGTTCCAAAGCCAGTTCTAATTGCCATTTTCTGAACTTCATCTCCGGCATCAATATAACTTTTAACAGATAAAGCCACCGCTCCTGTGATGGCAGCAAAACTCGCAGTTCCGATTGCTGCCATTTTTTTGAAAGCGGGACTCATATCTTCCATCTTTCCTTGAACCCCTTCTAATTGGCTTTTAACTTGAGCCAAAACTGCCTGCGATCTATTCTCGGCATCAATGATAAATTTTAATACTTCATTAGGCATGTTTTAATTTCCTTTTTTCATTTTTAATTTTTTCACTATCAATATCAAGCTTATCTTGGAGATAATCAATAAACCAAGTTGGTTGATTCATATACTGAAAATAATCCCAGCCCAGAAGCTCGCAAATTGAGACAATTCTCATTAACGGAGTTAATCTTCCGCTCCTATACCACCTCCTCGCTTCTGTTCTGGCGGAGTAAAATTTTTCCCTGTTACCACTTCATCAACTTTCCTTACAACGAAAAGATAATCTTCTTTTCTCATTGACATGACCCTATCGAGGATATTCTTAGCATCGCCATCTATCGAGATGACTACTATCTTTATGGCGTTCTCTGTCGATTTTCTATAAACCTCTCCGACATTCATTTCTCCCTTTCCTAATCCACGATCTAAACCAGCAGTCTCAAAGGTTGCTTTAATATCGGTAATAGGTTTCTGAATCTCTTCGTATTCTCTGCCGTTAATCCAATTTTTTAACTCAACCTTATTCTTTCCAATAGGTGTAATAATGGTTTTAGTTTCCATGATTTTATGAGATTATTTTATGATTCTGGATATTCATCGACCTCGTTAATTACTTCAGCACTTATTGTTTTGTCGTCTACTTCGCTGTATTCAGCCACAAATTCAATTCCTTCTTCTGCTAAATCATCAATCGAGGTATCTAAGTCCCAATTATCAATTCTGAATAATGGAATATCAAATTCTATTCTATTACCATCAGCATCTTCCAATCTTAGGATCATGGCTTGTTTGGCTACATCTCTGAATGCATCTTTCTGAATTTCATTCTCAAATAGAATCTTAAACTTTCCGGTAACTTTAAATCCCTTAGAGGCAATTCTATCAACATCATTATTATTAGGTGCGTAAATCAATTCAGCATCATTCTCAATAGTCAAAGTAAATTCTTTTACTTTATATGTCGTTCCTTCGCTTGGGCTTTCTAAACTTTCTGCTGTTCCGATTGAAAGTAAAGCATTTCTGAAAGTGAAGTATTTTAATTCTGGCAAATCAGAAGGACTTTCGTCTTTGGCTGTTGGATACTTTGATAAGATATTAGCCTCCAATGACACTACATCATCAGCAAAGTTTAATTCCAAACTATTGACTACTGAATTAACAAATTCAAGTTCATCAACCACTCTTCCTCTCCAAATCGTGGCTGTCAAAGGTTCGTTATCTATTTTCTGGGTTATGGTATAGATATATTTTCCACCAACGAAATTACCTGCTGAGATTTCTCCCAATGCTAAAGCTAACCAATAAGGAGCAGTGGTTGGGTCTAAGATAACTTTTATATTACCTTCTCCCCACTTTTTTCCTTCAACCGAATCGCTTCCTTCTACATCTCTAACTCCTTTTGCTTGAGAATCAGATATGGGAGTATGCCTTTCCAAAAGAGAACATTCCAAAAATGGAATATAATGAGTTGGAGTGGCTGCTACTCCAGGAGTTCCCTCTAACGCTATTCCTATTTGACTTCTACGTCCGATAAACATATTAGTTTTTACTAATTATTATTAATTATTACGATTCGACCTTTAAATATTCCTATCCAATAATTTCTATTAAAATTTGTTTTATTATGACATTTTTGACAAAGAGTAATCAAATTATTGGGATTACAATTCTTCTTATTATAATCGATATGATGGACTATATTTCCATATTGGCTACATTTTTGACAAATGTAATTGTCTCTTTCTCTAATTGCTCTTTTGAGAGTTTTTGTCCAATCTGAAGAATAAGGTTCAAAAGCTATCCCTCCTTTCCAAAAATGACTTTTTGAACCATTATTGCGAGTTTTACCAATATTTGATTTACTTATTTTTTTTCTCGTTATTTTGGAAACAAATTTACCCATTTCTGTTTTACTAATTTTCTGCTTCGTTTTTTCAGACATTGGTCTCTTTTTGCCCAACCAATATTTTGGTGATTGACATCCTTTTTGAAACAATCCTCTTCTTTTTTCCATTGAATAAATTCCTCTTGGCATAATTATAATGTTACTCCCGATACAATTTGAACTCTCAATAAAGTATTGAGAATTATCCTTGTCGCAGAAGCGTCGTATGATTTAGTTGTCTCGACCGGCAATACTCTTAATACATTAGTCAAATCTAAACTATTATTTTTCCTGAAAAGTTCTTCTATTTTCCAAGCCCTATCATTAGTGACTATCTCGGCATTCTTTCTTCCTTTAAAATCTTCCAATTTTTCTTGAACTAAAGTAATCATGAACTTAAGAGTGACCCGATCTTCACTATTGTTTAATTCGTCTGATTCATTTCCCTCCCAGACCGCCCATGCGCAGGGATAACCGGTAGGATTATTTTCTGGGCACTCATAAATTCCTTTTATTTCCGGAATAGTATCTAATAATTCTTTAATTTTATCTTTGATTGTATTGATCATATTTATTTAGATCCTTTATATTATAATAAACCTCTTCTTTCTTTTAGTAAATTCCTTTGCAATTCTCTTTGGATCTGTGATTGTCCTATCCCTCGTATAGCATTAAGTATGTAAGGTCTAGCTCTCATCTTATAAGTTCCTTCGTGAACATAGATCGAATATTCAACAATATTATAGATTATTCCTTCCATTTCTCTTCGATTAAATTTATGCCCAATATCTGCTCTTAACCGTCCTGAATCAACTGGAGCATTATGTTTTGCTGCAAGTTCTATATCTTTTAAAGCCATATCAAATACGTCTCTAATGTTTTCATTCATCATTTCTGCATATCCGCCTAATAGTTTTAACAGTCCTGGTAATTCTTTTGAATTGATATGAACTTCTATCATCTTTATATTAACTTATTATTTGTATTGACACCGATGCTTCTACGTTGTGTTCAGAGACACGATTTACCAATACCTGATATAACCATCATACCTATGATTCTGAAGCAGGAGGAACCGATTTGATTCTTAATTCTAAATGTTCATATCCAAGAAATCTGTATCTCTCTACCCCAACTACTATGTATTCGTCTAACCCATCTATTATTTTATCTTTTTCTTTTATATCGTGATATAAGCAAAACATTACAAAGTCTTTTCCATAACTTCCTCGAAGATCTTCACCATAACTATCGTCTAAAGGTTGAATATTACAACTCACATCATTTAAATGAAGTTGATAACTTTCAGTATCTTCGGGAGATTCTGGTGATTCGTCTGCAATAAGGCGATAGACATCGATATTTTTATCAAATAATTCTTCCATGTTTATGGGTTAAATCTAGTATATTTATCTAAAGTCTTTTTGACGGTTTCGAAATCATCCCATTGTTTTTCTGTCTTATAGGTCACACTATATCTTCCCATGCTAATACTTTGAACTTCTCCTTCTTGGCTTAAACTTCTATAAATTATTCCTGCTACTAAAATAACAGTGGCTAATTTTATATCAGCAGGAACGTTAACGCTATATCCCCATTTTGCCGTTACCTCAACATTTTGATTGCCTCTCGAGAATTTATCATCATCAAGTTTCAACATTGTTATGGGCAATGAGTTCGCAGGATAAGTTAAATAATCAGTATTTTCTTCATCATCAATTTCAACTTTAGTTATTGCCACGCAATCATCTATTAAAATATAGGGATCGCCATCGCCATCAAATTTTCTCACAGAAACATTAGCATCGGCAATAAATACCCTGCCCGTTTCTTTATTAATATAATTTTCCATTGCTTCTATCCATTCCTCCACTTCAGATTCAAAAGCAACATCGATTTCTGTCAAGATGTAATTTTCAATATCTTCTACCGCACAATATCCTAACATCGTAGTTTTTTATTAATTTTATTATGACATTTAAGGCAAAGAGTTCGACCATTGTTTATATTCCATAACTCTTCGCAAGATAATGCTTGTTCTAATGTTTTTATTTGATATTCTTCTATTATTTTAGCAAATTCTTTTATATGATGTGCCTCTAAATTTCCTCCTTTATTGTCTCCACATTCTTGACAAGTAAAATTATCTCTTGTAAAAACATCGGAACGCCATTGACGATATTTGAATGAAAACCTTATTCGTAATAATAATGGAGTAATCCCCCCCTTCCAATTATTATTTAATTTTCCATAACATTTACCAATCTTTGCTTTACTCATATTTCTTCTTACTCTATCGGTCATCTTGTAGGGAATTTTCCCTTTGTGTAATTCGCTCAATCTTTTTTTAGTTTTCTTTGAATGCTTTTTACCCAAGTGAATTTTATTTCCTTTCTTAAATTCCCACTTATTTCCTTTTTGAAATTCAGTTTTAGGATGATTACCTCTTTGAAATCCTTGATTTGGTTTGTGTTTATAAATTACTATGGGCATATACTTGGTTTTACTTTTTTATAAGGAGATTCCATTTTTGCATAGGGTGATTCTTTTCTTGAATAAGGCGATGTCTTTTTGCTATAAGGAGAAGTCTTCTTGCCATACGGAGAATCCATCGGGCAATAAGGATTTCTGGTTATTACTCGCATTTCAACATTCCTTTGCGAACTAACTATTCCGAATAGTTCTGTTAATCTTTCTGAATAGGCGAATACAACTCCTTCTAATTCCGCATTTCTTTGGCTTCCTATTATTATTCTTCCGATTAATTCTGCATTCCTTTCTGAAGTTGATATTATCCTTCCGATTAATTCCGATGCCCGTTCTGAAGTAGTTGATAATCGTCCTATAATCTGAACATTCCTTTCACTTATAATAGCACCCCTACCGATAAGTTCTACTTGTCTCTCGCTATTAACATCTATGCTCCCAATTATTTCTGATTGCCTTTCGCTATAAATGATGGCTATTCCTAATATCTCAGAAGCCCTTTCGTTTTGAATAGCAATCGCTCCAATTAATTCTGCGTTTCGTTCGCTACTAATTATAATCTGAGCTAATATCTCGATATTCCTTTCGCTCTGTATTTCTATCTTTCCTACGATTTCTGATGATCGTTCAGAATAAGTAATAGCAATTCCAATAATCTCAGCATCTCTTTCGTCCTCTGCTTCGCCAACGGCTAACTCGCCTTCTAACTCACTATCTCTTTCTGAATTAGTGATAATTCTTCCAATCAATTCAGATAATCGCTCATCATCGGCAAAATCTAATCCCAATAATTCGCTATTTCTTTCAGAATTCGTTTCACTTTCGCCCATCAGTTCGGAATTCCTTTCACTATCAATAAAATCCAATCCAGATAACTCCGCATTCCTTTCTGCCAAAGTAGATAGCTCTCCGTTTATTTCTACCAATCTCTCTGATTGTAAAGAACTAATTCCAAGTAATTCAGAAGCTCTTTCAGAATTTAATGTTTGTTCTGCATTGATTTCTGAACTCCTTTCTGAATTAACATCTATTTTTCCTATTACCTCAGCGTTTCTTTCTGAATTGGTTGATAACTTTCCTATTATTTCTGCATTCCGTTCTGAGTTTACTGGCGTTCCTCCTGCTGCAGGAAATATCTGTTCGCTTGGTAATCCATTAAACCAATACTTACAAGTTCCACTATCATTGGCAGATATTTCAACCCCCTCGGAAGGTAATCCGTTGAACCAATGTTTTATTTCGTTTG